GACGCTGTTCGGGACCGACGCCATCCGCGCCGCGGCGATCATGGCCAAGGCCGGCACGGAAGGCTTCGAGGCGCTCGCGGGCGCGATGGGCAAGGTCAGCGCCGAGAGCGTGGCCGCCGAGCGGCTCAATTCGCTCCAGGGCAATCTGGAGCAGCTCAAGGGCAGCCTCGAGACGGCCGCGATCACGCTCGGCACGGCCTTCCTGCCGATCCTGACGGCGCTCGCCAAGGCCGCGACCGAGGCGGTCAATGCGGCCGTGCCCTTCCTCGAGGCGTGGGGGCCGGTTCTCGCCGATCGCCTCGGCCGCGGGCTCGCCTTTGCCACCGATGCCGTCAAAACCTTCATCGGCGCGGTGACGGGCGACTGGGAGCCGGCGCCCGGCATCGCTGAACTCCATCTCCTCATTGGCCGGATCGGACTGGCGCTGCGGCAGATGCTGCCGGTCTTCCAAAATACCCTGGAGATGATGGGGCAGGTCGCGCAGCGCGTGCTCGCGGGCGACATCCCCGGCGCCGTGCGTGCCTTCCTCGATGGCCAGGCCCGCGCGGCGGCGCTGCTCAGGCCGATCATGGCCGATTGGGGCCAGAAGCTGATCGAATGGATCGCGCCGATGGTCCCCCCACTCCTCGCGGAGGCCCAGCGATTAGCGCAGGCGCTGCTCGCCTGGCTAGGCGAGCAGATCGGGCCGATCACCCAGCAACTCCTCCGCTGGGGCCAGCAATTCGTCGCCTGGGTCGCGCCGATGATCCCCCCGCTCCTAGCGGAGGCCAACCAACTCTTCCGCCGCGTCATCACCTGGATCACCGAGCATGGGCCGCCGCTCCTGGAGACCTTCCTCGCCGAGTGGCTCCCCAACGCGCTGAAATGGATCGCGCGGGCGGCCATCGATGCCATCCCGAAGCTCGCCGATTTTGCCAAGGCTGTCCAGCGCTGGATCGAGACCGATGGCGGCCCCCTGATTGGCAAGATGTTCCTCGATCTGGGCAAGGCGGCCGTCGTCGGCCTCGTCAAGGGCATCTTCGAGTTGGCCCGCTGGGCCTATAGCGAGATCGCGCGCTGGATCGGCGATCGGGCCGGCGAGGTTGGCAAGGAGGCCCTCCGGATCGGCGCGGCGATCGTCGAGGGCATCAAGGCGGGCATCAGCCAGCAGTGGGAAGCGCTCAAAACATGGCTGGCCCGCCTGGTGCAGAGCTTGCTCGATCAGGTCAAGCGCGAATTGCGGATCAGCAGCCCCTCGGGCCTCTTCGCGGAGGAGGTCGGCCAGCCGATCGTCGCTGGCATCGCTGCCGGCATCGACGCGGCCAGGATGCGAGCGATGACGGCGCTCCAATCGGTCATCCGCGGATTGATAGCGACCGCGAGCGCCGCCGTCGAGGAGATCGATCGCCTCATCGCCAGCCCTAGCGGCGGCAGCGGCGATAGCGGCGGTGGTGGCGGCAGCGGCGGCGGTGGCGGTGGCGGGGGTGGCGGCGGTGGTGGCGGCAGCGGCGGCGGTGGCGGTGGCCAGCCGCGCGCGGGGGCATCCTGGCTCTCCGATCCCCTCTTCCGCCGGCTCCAGGCCAATCTGGGCTGGCATCCGAATGTAGCCGGCAAGGCGCCGGTCGACTTTGGCGCGATCGACTACGACCCGGCCAATGACACGGCCCGGGGGCTCGGCACACCCGGCACCAACCGCGACAAGTCGGGCTACTACCGGGTCTGGTACCGCGTCAATAGCCTCCTCAACGCCGGCCATGTCACGAGCGTCCAGAGCGCGCTGGAGCAGGCGGTCGCCTGGGTGCGCGACAATACCCCGGAGGATGCCTGGCCGCGGCTGGGCTGGACAATCGAGGGGCGCGCGGCCGGCGGGCCGGTCCTGCCCGGCGAGACCTACCTGGTCGGCGAGCGGGGGCCGGAGCTGCTCCGGATGGGCGGCCGGAGCGGCTATGTATCGCCCTCCGCGGGCGACGTCTATTACATCACGGTCAATATCCCGCGCTGGATCAATGACGCCGATAGCATCGTCGATGATATCCACGCCGCACTGCTGCGCAAGCGGCAGCGCGTCGCCTCGCTGGGGTTGGGCTGATGCCGGCGCGCCCGACGGTGACGGCCGCGATCGCCTTCAGTTCTGACCCGGGCGCGACGCCGGTTTGGACCGACGTCACCGCCTACCTCCAGGCATTCTCGCTCCGCCGGGGCCGGTCCTACGAGCTTGGCGCGGTCCCGGCCGGCACGCTCACGCTCACCCTCGATAATCGCGACCGTCGCTTTGATCCGACCTGGACGGGCGGCCCCTACGGCGCGAATGTCAAGCTGCGCCGGCGCTGCCGCATCCAGGCCACCTGGTCCTCGGTGACGTATGACCTGATCCATGCCTATATCGCCGCCTTCCGGCCGCGCATCGCGCCACATAACGGCGACGCCGAGATGGTGATCGATGCCGCCGACGGCTTCAAGACGCTCAGCATGCAAACGGTGAGCGGCTCGTTCGCCGCCGAGCGGACCGATATCCGGATCGGGGCGGTCCTCAACGCGGCTGGCTGGCTGGCCGCTGACCGCGATCTGGGGACCGGCCTGATCACGACGCAGGCGGTGACGCTCAATGGCGCCGGCGCGCTCGATCACCTCCAGCGCATCGTCGACGACGAGGCTGGCTTCCTCTGGATCAACCGGAGCGGCCAGGTGGCCTTCCGCAATCGCTATGCGCGGCTCGACCCAACCCTCGTCGCCCTGGTGACGCTCGGCGATGGCGGCGGCAGCGAGCAGCTCTATCCGGATGTCGAGTTCTCATTCGACGACCAGCACGTCGCGAATGAGGTCCGGGTCACGCGGGATGGCGGTACGACGCAGGTCGTCTCCGACAGCGCCAGCCAGCAGCAGTATCTGCGGCGGACACTGGTGTTGAGCGGGACCTTCCACAGCCAGGACGGCGACGCCTATGGACTGGCGAACTATCTGCTCGCCATCCGCCGTCAGCCGAAGCTGCGCGTGGGTCGGGTCGAGATCGATGCAGACCTTGCGCCAGCGACGATGTGGCCGCACGTGCTCGGGCGCGAGCTTGGCGACCGGATTTTGCTCCGCCGGCGGCCGCCGGGCGGGGGGACGATCGAGCAACATCTGCATCTTGAGGGCGTCCAGATCGACTGGACGGCCGAGGGCGGCGAATGGCGCGTCGCCTGGGAGCTGTCGCCGGCCGACACCACTCAGTACTGGCGCCTTGGCGACAGCACCTATGGCGTGCTGGGATCGACGACGCGCCTCGCGCCCTAGGTAGGAGGGATCGGCGTGGCCTGGACTACTCCCGCTAGTTGGACGGATACCGAGGTCGTCGCAGCGAGCAAGATGAACGTTCACGTGCGCGACAACCTCCAATACCTCAAGGACGTGCTCGACGGCGTGCAAAGCCAGGCGATCGTCCTCACCAATTCGTTCCGAATCAACGCCGGCCTCATCTCGATCAAATATCGCGAGACCGACGCCACGACGGACAACAAGGTCTGGGAGTGGATCATCGATGGCGAGGCGCTCGTACTGCGCTGCCTGAACGATGCCGAGTCGTCTGCTGGCGGGAATAACATTAGGATCACGCGTAGCGGCAACTCGCTCCTCCATACGAGCTTCCGGTCGTCCGGCACGGATTTTGCCCGCTTCGACCATAGTGCAGCCCGGGTATTGATCGCGAGTGGGTCGCAAAGCGCGCCGGGGCTGGCGAGCCTCACCGACAGCGACACCGGGTTGGCCTGGACCGCGGATGGCGAGCTGACCCTGGTCCGCAATGGCGCGGCCGGATTGCGGGTTGGCTCGACCGGCGTGCTCGCGCCTGGTTTGAGCACTACCGTTGGGTTTGGGTTTATCGGCAGCACTGGCACGCGGATTGTCAACGCCACCGCCGACACGATGAACTTCGACCTCGGCGACAACACAACGCTCCAACTGGTGCGCACCGGGAACATCTATGGCCAGAGTGGGCCGCATATTGCCGGCGTCGGCGCGACGATCTCGACCTATGCGGGCAATAAGGTCCCGCTGGTCGTCGATCGCCAGGTGAGCGATGGCGTGGTCATCTCGATTCGCCAGGACGCCACGGAGGAGGGGACGATCTCCGTCTCGGGCACGACCGTCAGCTACAACGCCTTCCTCGGCGCGCACTATACGCAGCTCGAGCCTGGTCAGGCGGAGCCGCCACGGTATGGCGTGGTGGTGACGACCGGGAGAATCGTGCCGAGCGAGAACCGGGTCTATGTCGAGGTGGTCGAGGCGCTCGACAAGGCGGGCGATCTGCAGCGGGTCGAGCGGCGGCATGGCCTGCGCGATGGCCCGGGGAGCGAGTCCTGGCAGGAGATCATGGGCGAGGCGAAGGACTACTTCCCATTCGTCGGCCCAGCGACCAGCGCCGGCGACCCGGCCGTCTATGGCGTCTGGATGGGCCGCATCCGCGACGATGCTGCCGGCTCGTCGTTCGGCGTCGACAGCCAGCCGGTCTACCAGGTGGCAGGGATCGGCCTCTTCAAGGTCCTCGTCACCGACACCGGCGGCGACATTGCCCCTGGCGACCTGCTGGAGACAAGCGCCCGTCCCTATCTGGCGCAGCGCCAGGCGGACCGCGTGGTGCGCGCGAGCACGCTCGGCAAAGCCGTCGCCGGCGTGCAATGGGCGGCGGTGCCGCCGGACCCGATGACCGGCTTCCGGCAAGCGGTGGTGCCGGTGGTGCTGTACGCCGGCTGATCTGATCGGGGGACGCATGGCAGAGGCAACTATCGAGGCCACGATCCGGGCGGCGGTGGAGGCCCGGATCGCCGCATTGCGACGGGAGCGAGCCGAGCACGAGGCGGAGGCGGTGCAGCATCAGCAGGCAGCCCAAGCGGCGGCGCTCGCGGCGGTCCGGCTCTCGGGCGCGATCGACGAGCTGGTTGCACTCCTGAGCGGCTTCGGTAGCAGAGAGGGGGAGGGCGATGGACCTTGACCGGCTCAAGCCGTGGCTGGGGGCGGCGGTGGCAGCGGCGGCGGCGCTCTGGGCGAGCCTGCCGGCGACGGTGATCGCGCTGCTGGGGCTGATGGCCCTCGATGTGGCGACCGGGCTGGTGGCCGGCTGGGCCGCCGGCGCGCTCGATAGCGCCGTCGGCTGGCGCGGGCTGGCGCGCAAGCTGGCGACGGTGCTGGCGATCCTGGCGGTCGGCATCATGCAGCGCGCCTTCGGCGAC